ACGAATTCAGTGCGAACGATGCGATCTGCCAGGCCAAGGTTGGCGGCACCGGGGGCAATTCGATTGCATCTACCGAGACCTTCAACAGCGGATCCAACTTCTTCGACGCGGCAACGCTCGGTACAACAAGGGCAGGCGTCAATCACACGGCCACGCAGCCAGGCGGGAGTGGCACGAAGTTCGTGCATAGCGGCAATGCCGGCAGCTGGGAGCGCATAAAGCTGCCGAACCTGGACATGGGCGAAAACTTCGACATGGATCAGATAATGGTCAAGGGCCTGCAGGACGGCCTGAACGATGTTATCGACATGGACCTGCTGAACAGCCGCATGAACATCGAATGGAAAACTGCGGCGAATGAAACGGCGCTGGATGCCGCATCGTTCGAGAAAGTGAATGTAGGCGAGGATGGTCTGGCTGTCGAGAACAGATGGGCGGCCGTTCGCGTAACGTTGATCGACAACAACTAAAATGGCAGCTCCAGAACTGGATTTTGTTTTTATCACGGCGGAAACCAAGACCGGCTTCCCGCCTGAGCTTGATTTTGTTTTCATTTCAAACGAATCGAACGCGATCGTTGAGCCGACGCTCGAGTACCTGCAGGCCGAGATCCACGAGGGCAAGGGGCCTGCTCCGATGTTCGAGGGCGCGGCAGCCCAGGTGCAGAAGGAGACAAAGGTCGACGGTATCGAGATGATTGTGCAATCGCCGGTGATTTTCCCTGCCGCGGTTGACGGCGTTGAAATGGTGATGGACGCTGAAAGCATACTGTTCTGGCCGGAGATCAACGAGCAGATTCAGGACCAGGAGGCAAGGGTCGGCGATCTTTACAGCTACACTTTCCCGGCCGACGCTTTCATCATTGATCCGCGCAGCCTTGATCAGACGATGGACTACACGGCCACGAAATCGGACGGCAATCCGCTGCCCAGCTGGCTGACCTTCAACGGTGCGACCAGGACGTTCGAGGGCACGCCGCAGACCAGCGATGTCGGAACGTTCACGATCAAGCTCACGGCCACGGTCAATCCATCGACCGATATGTTTTTCACGATGACGGTTAACCAGGGATACAGCGAGCCGCTTTTCCCGACTGGCATCAGCTACGGTTCGAGCGGTGGCCCGGGCTTCAAGACCAATATCATGGTGGTCGATAGCGGGGCTGAAAATCGGGTTTCCAGGTGGACAGATGCAAGGCGCCAGTACAACGCAGTATGGGCGATCAAAGAGCAGCCAACCAGGCTTACAGAGCTGATCAGCTTTTACATCGCCAGGCGCGGTGCCGCAGAGATGTTCCGATACTGGGATCCGCTGGATGACAGCACGGCCGAAGACCACACCAGCGCGCCATCTGCCACGGACCAGATATTTGGGACAGGTGACGGAACTACAAAGCAGTTCCAGCTTTATAAAACATACGAGGAAAGCCCTGTTGTTCGGAGCCGGAATATCACGAAGCCGATCGGCGGGACCATTCTGGTTTCGGTCGATGATACCCCGCTGGCAGAAGCAGGAAACTGGTCGATTGATACATCGACTGGCATCATCACGTTTACGGTTGCGCCTGCCCAGGACGAGGTCCTGAAATGGGGTGGCCGCTTCCACGTTCCTTGCCGTTTTGGCGATGGTGCCGATCAGCTGCTGAGCATGACGGTTGAGTCTTTCAGGACAGGATCCTCGATTGATATCCCGATCGTTGAGGTCCGCGAAGAAGACCAGGCAACCGACGAGTTTCACTTCGGCGGGGCCACGGCCTTGTCAATCGATGCGGATGTGCAGCTTTCCGTGTCAATGGGCCGCGTGATTACGATCGATGCTGGCGCGGTCACCGACCTGGAGGCGATCCTTCCGCCGGTCGCGAACCTGACAAAGGGCGGCCCGTATTTCTTCATTCAGAACAAGAGTATCAATTTCCTGCGAGTTGTGGCCGAGCAAGATGCCGCAAGCGGTGACGAAATCGCCAACCTGCAGGAAAACGAAGTAGTAGTTTGTTGTCTCGGAGTGGACTCCTCCGGGAACAAGGTATGGATAGGCTTCTAACCAAGGAGAAGAAAGATGTCTGATGCAGACAGAATTTCAGTAAGCTTCAAGGAGGAGTCGGCTTTCAACGTGAGCCCGGCTGCCCTGATGGCCCAGGGAACCCTGACCCTGGATACAAACCCGACGGACGGCGACACAATGACCGTCGATTCGACCGTTTATCGGTTCAAAGATACCATGGCCCAGGCCAATGATATCAAGATTGGCGCAAGCCTTGCTGCAACGCAGGCGAGCCTGATCAAGACCATGCTCGGAACGGGCACGGCCGGGACCGATTATTATGCCGGGACCACAACCCCGCATGCGACCGTTCGCGTTCGCACTCCAGGAACATCTGGATACGAGGCTCCGGCAGACGTCGCGTTCAACGCGAATAACGAGCTGGTCTTCGAGGCCAAAACACCCGGAACCGCAGGTAACTCGATCGCCACGACCGAGACGTTCTTTGCCGGCACCAACGTGTTTGATGCCGCCACGCTTGGCACAACCCAGGCAGGAACGGATGTCGCATACCAGGCCGTGCGCCTGACCAGCGAATCCTTCAAACAGGTGACCGCGAATGTCCAGAGCGCAGAAATTCGGGACGATCGCCAGATCGCAGAGGTTCCGCGTGTGAACATCCACGCCGAGGGAGAGCTTGGAATCGAGCTTTCATACGGGGCTTACGATGAATTCATGGCCATGGTCCTGCAGTCCGCAGGCTGGTCAAGCCCTGTTGCAGACACGCAAACCACCTTCTCGTTCGATGCCACTGACAACTCGATCAATGATTCGGGCAGCGGCTTTGTGGCTGCAGGATTTGTGGCAAATCAGTGGATTCGGACCAGCGGCGCCGTAAACAGCAACAACAACCAGAAATGGAAGATCGTTTCTGTTGCTGCCGGCAAGATGATCCTCACAGCCGGAAAGAACGCAATGGTCACAGAATCGGCCGGCGCATCCATCCAGGTATATCAGGGTGGCCAGATTGTCAATGGCGTTGCAGACCGCTATGTCGAATTCGACAAGAAGTTCACTGACCTGACGGACGAGTACGAATACTACACCGGCATGTCTCCGAACACCCTGTCCCTGAGCTTCGTTGTGCAGGCGATTGTCACAGGATCCATCGGGTTTCTTGGCAAAAGGGCGATCGAGAACAATTCGCCGAGATCTTCAAGCATCACGGCGGCTCCGACCAAGAACGTTCTGAACAACGTGGACGACATTGTCGCGGTTATCCAGGATAACCTGGTGTACGCGGCCACCAACTTCAACTTCGATTACACCAACAACATGCGTCAGCGCAGCCAGCTTGCTGAACTTGGCCCGATCTCGCTCGGCTCAGGAAGCATCGGGATCACTGGTGGGCTTGAGGCGTACCACATCAACCGGGATGTGATCAAGAAGTACCTGGATGACACCGAGGTTTCCCTGGCAATGGTCACGAAGACCGGCGAAGGAGATGGGTATGTGATCGAATTCCCGCGCGTGAAGCTCACGGACGGAAGCAGAAACGCAACCGGGCAGAACACGGACATCATGGTGCCGCTGACTTTCGAGAGCTTCAGGCATGCATCTGAAGGCATAACCTGCAGGATCGCGAGATTCCCTGCGTAAGCTGATTTGAGCCGATCCGGGTTTATCCCGGGTCGGCATGTTTTTATGGACCCACCGGAAAGGAAAGAATCATGAAGAAAAAGGGATTTAATATCTCAAAACTTGCAACCGATGAGGACAAGGTCTCAAATGGCGTCTGGGTAGATGAGGTTGAAGGCCTGCGCCTGAAGATCGCTTCTGTAAGCAGCCCTGCCTACAAGGAATATTACAGGAAGCTCTGGAAACCTCATGCCAGGAAGCTCGGCAAGATCATGGACAAGCCGTCAAGGCTTCTGAACGATGACAACGACCTGGCCAAGGAAATCACCCACAAGGCCTATGCGCGGTTCATTCTTCTGGACTGGGAGAATCTGCAGGAGCCTGATGAAAAGGGCAAGCTGATTGACGTTAAGTATTCCTCTGAAAAGGCATACGAGATATTTTCAACATATCCTGAATTTTTCGAGATGGTTCAGGAACTTGCGACCGAAATCGAGCTCTTCAGGGTCGAGGAACAGGAGAACATTGAGGGAAACTGAGAAGCTGCCTGCGGTGGCAGCTTGAATTCAGAACGGTAGAGAAAAAGGGCGATCTATCGCTTGAGGATAAGCTTTGGTACATCTACGATCAAACAGGGGAAATGCCAAAGGAGCTGGAAAGCGAACCAGATCCAATGCCCGGCCTCAATCTTGTCTGGGAGATATGGGATGTGGTCAGCAGATCCCGTCAAACCGGGTTTGGGGCATGTCCTCTTACTGCCTCGGACATCTCCGCCGTTCTGGACGCCTACAACATAAAGGGCCGCAGCAGGTTAGAGTATTTTCATTACATCCTGGCATTGGACGACGAATGGCTGGGATGGCAGCGCGACAGGAAAAATAATGGCGACTCTTCCGATAGTGATCGATGCGAGGAAGGCAAAAACCGGCGGGATCCAGGCCAAAAAGTCAATTGATGGCGTTAAGAAGTCCGCCGCAGGCCTCAGATCGACCCTGAAAAGGGTCGGTCCGCTCCTGGCATCGTTTTTCGGGGCTTTTGCCGCCATCAGGGCAGTCAAGGACACCGTAAAGGTTATCGGTGGCTTTGAGGACACAATCGCGCAGCTGGCGGGCGTCACAAGGCGCTCAATGGACAATATGACGGAATTCACCGAAGTGGCGCGAGAATTGGGCGCCACGACCCGTTTCAGCGCCCAGGAGGCCGCGGAAGGCCTGCTTGCCCTGTCCAGGGCCGGATTCACTGCCGAAGAGTCAATAGCGGCCATCCCTGCGACTCTGGACCTTGCAATTGCCGGTGTTCTTGGCCTGGGCGAGGCCGCGGAACTGACATCGACCACAATCCGGCAATTTGCGCTAGAGGCCGCAGAAGCAGAGCATGTGGCGGATGTCCTGGTCGGTACAGCAAACCGGACAAACGTAACGGTCCAGACCCTTGGAGAATCCTTCAAATATGCTGGTCCAGCAGCCCGGGCAGCAGGCATATCCATGGAAGAAACCGCCGCAGCCCTTGGCATGCTCGGAAATGCCGGAATCCAGGCATCAATGGCAGGAACCAACTTCAGGGGCGTTCTGGCAGCGCTTTCAGCCACAACCGAGAAAACAGAAAAAGCTCTTACCAATCTCGGCCTTGGCCTTGATGATGTTGACATTGAAAGGCGCGGACTTATTGGCGTTTTTCGTGAATTTCGCGATGCAAATCTTGGCCTCAGTGAAGCGGTCGATATTTTTGGAAGAAGAAATGCAGTGGCCGCCATATTGCTTTCCGAAATGGCTGATGAAACAAGTGATCTTTCAAAGGAATTGCGAGGGCTTGAAGGAGAGGCCAAGCGCAATGCAGATTTAATGAACCAGACGCTTTTCGGTGCATTCAAATCACTCAGATCTGTGATCGAAGAGGCATATCTGGCGATCGGCGAACGTGGATTCGGTGAAGGGCTCAAGAGCATGGTCGTAACGATGACCGGGGCGATCAGGATTCTTGTCGGAATGGAAGACAAGGTCACAGAGAACGTGAAATCAGCGCGCAAACTGGCGCTCGCCATAAAATTCATAGGTGGCAGCCTGGCCGCCTTCGCGGCGCTGAAGACCGCGGTTCTGTTTGGCAGCCTAGCGCGCTCGATCTTCCTAACGACAAAAGCGGTTCGCGCACTGACGATCGCGGTCGCCATGAATCCGCTCGGCTTTCTGGTAACTTCCATAGCGGCCGCGGCCGGGGCGCTTTTCGCCTTTAAGGACAAAATGATCACCTTCGGGGACACCACGGCCACGATCGGGGACTACGTTGTATCAATCTTCAACAACCTGAAGGACAGGCTGGTCACGATCTTCGGAGTCCTTGGCCGCACCTGGCGCAAGCTTTACGAGCTTTTCAGGGATGACGCGATTCGGATAATGGCAAACATAAACGACAACTGGAATAAATTTCTGGACAAGATATTCGGGAACTGGACGCAGATTTTCACGGTCGATCTCTCAACTATTATCAAGGGATTCGCCTCGGCGACTATAGGGGCGATAATCGGGATAGGCCAAGTGCTGTCCAGCCTGGTCAACCAAGTAAAGAAGGCTGCATCGTCGTTCATGGAGTTCGACTTCACGAGCTGGAAGGCCTTTAAGTCGTCCGCAGGGCGCGTCAAGGAC